GAGGCGCGCGAAATTGCCCGCCAGACGTTGAGCCGGTCGAAGGTGCGGGACGCGATGAACGCGAACCGATACCTGACCGCTGAGCGGAAGGCCGGGGAGGAAGCCCAGCGGCTCGCCCAGGCGGTGACGCGCACGGGCATGTGGATGGACGCGGCGCGGCGTCGTGTCGCCGTGAAGGCGCGCGCGGCTGTCCGTGACGATGATGGGCGCGCGGCCCTCGGCATAAACGATCAGACCGAACAGGCGAACGCGCGCACCGGGCGGCATAATGAGAACGTGGCCAAGCTGGTCGAGGCGAAGCGCCGCCAGCTTCTCAACCACATGCTCTATTCGGAAAGCCGCCGCGTGGCCGATGAGGTCGAGGCGGCGGAACGCCTGGTCGCCAAGCTCGGGAAGAAATCGACCCGTGACAGGCTTGCCGGGGATTATCTCGAAGCGATTGACGAACTGCTTGAGCGGTATGATTTCCGCCGCATGTCGGCGCGCGCCGAAGATCGGCGGGGCGCGCTCCTGGCATATGTCGAGCGCATGAAGGCCGATGGCCGCGAGAATGAGCTTGCCATTCCTGACAGCGTTCTGAGCGATGCGAAGCGGACGCCCTACAAGTCGATCCCGGTCGAGCATCTGCGCGGCGTCGTGGACAGTCTCAGGAATATCGAGCACACGGCCCGCCTCAAGCAAAAGCTGATCGACGCGAAAGCCCAGCGCGACCTTGATGCCGTGGTCGAGGGGATCACGGCGGCGTTCGACGCCAACTTGCCCAAGCGCCCGCCTGGCCGCGTCAACACTCGGGCTGAGCAGCGCCGGAACAAGGTCCGCCAGTTTCTCGATCTCGTGTTGAATGCTGGAACGATCATTCGGGAAATCGACGGGTTCGAGGATTTGGGGGTGGCGTATCGCAACCTGAAAGCTCCGATTGACGATGCTATGAACCGGCTCCAGGTCCGCCGCCGCAATGCCGCGACGGCCCTTGAAGGGCTCTACAGCGTTTATACCGCTGATGAGCGCCGCCGCATGGCCGTGCGGGAGAATGTGCCCGCGCTGGGATATGCGCTCTCGAAATGGGAGCGGATCGCTGTCGCGCTGAATACCGGCAATGAGGGGAATTTCCAGCGGCTCACGGCCAAGAACGTCAACGGCTCGCTTACTGAGGCCCAGGTGCGCGCGGTGATCGACACGCTCGATGCTCGGGACGCCAAATTCGTGCAATCGGTTTGGGATTTCCTCGAAACCTTCCGCCCCGATATCGAGGCGCGCGAGAAGCGGACAACCGGCGTTGCGCCGAAATGGGTCGAGGGCAGGCCGGTCGAGATTGCGGGCACGATGTTGAAGGGCGGCTATTATCCGCTCCGATACGATCCGCGCCTGACCGCCCTGTCGCGCGATGACCAGACCCAGGACATTGCCGCCTCGCTGCAAGCCGGGCGGTTCGGCAAGGCGCAGACCCGGAACGGGCACCTCAAGGAACGCGCCTCGGCCTCGGGCCGGGCGGTCGAACTCGACATTGGCGTCATGCACAAGCACGTCAACCAGGTCATCTATGATCTGGAGTTGAGCGAGGACGTGTCCAATTCCTGGCGCATCCTCCAGGATGGCCGGGTGCGCGAGGCGTTCATTCAGGCCGGAAAGCAGGCCGATTTCGACGCGCTGGAAACCTGGCTCAAGGACGTGGCCGAAGGCGAGTTGCGTTCTGCCGACTGGGTGGGGCAGGCGGCTCGCCGGTTCAAATCCAACTTCACCGCCGCCAAGCTCGCGTTCAACCTGTCCACGGTCGCCATTCAGGTGACGGGCGTGGCTCAGTCGATGGTTGTCGTGGGGAAAAAGGATTTCCTCAAGGGCGTCACAAAGATGACGCGGCCCGGCGTTCTCGATGACATCATGGCCAAATCCCAGTTCATGGCCGATCGGCAGACCACGTTCAACAAGGACGTTTACGACTTCTATAACGATCCGAAGATGGGTCCGACCGCCTCGCGCTGGACCGATCTCAAACAGAACGTGATCGGCCCGCTGTCGTTCTGGATGATGACCAAGGTGCAATATTACGTGGTCGATGCGCCGACCTGGCTCGCCGCCTATGAGCAGGGCTTGCGCAAGTTCGGCAACAGCGAGGACAAGGCGATCGCGCACGCCGACGCCGTGGTGAAGCGCACCCAGGCGTCGGGTCTGTTCTCGGATCGGTCGGCGGTCGAGCGTGGATCGGTGAGCCGCACGACGCGGCAAAACGATGTGATCCGGCTGTTCACCGCGCTCGGCTCCTACATGTTCGCCAAGTTCAACGTTGCCTATGAGCGGTCGGCCCAGGCCAAGCGCACGATCCAGTACGAGGGCGTGTCCCTGAAATCGGCGCAAGAGGCGCTGTCCTGGACGATCGACATGGCGTTCCTGTTCACGCTTGAGGCCGTGCTTTACGCCGCGATCAAGGGTCGGCTCCCCGATGAGGACGATGAGGATGACGACTGGCTCAGCTTCCTCGCCACCGAAACCGCGTTCTCGGTGATGTCCACCATTCCATTCGTCCGCGACATTTCCAGTTCGATGAGCGGGTTTTCTGGCGGCGGCTCCTACGGTGCGATCACTGAGGAATTGTCCAAACCATTTATTCAGGGCGCGCAAGGCGAGGTCGATCGGGCGTTCGTCAAGTCCGTCATCAACGCCACCGGCCTGCTTACGGGCATTCCCTCGACGCAGATCAACCGGGCTGTCGATGCCGGGTGGCGGCAGATCGAAGGGGATGAGGTTTCGCCGGTCGAATACCTGCTGGGCCGAATGGGCAAATAGCCAGCCGGACAAGGGAATAACCATCGGGTTGTAAGGTCCGATCAATTCAAGCGAGGCTTTCATGACGGTCCCCAGCACGACAAGCAGGTCTGGCCCCTACAATGGGAACGGGGTAACTACGGCCTTCGACTACGGTTTTCGGATCATCGACGCCTCGCATGTGAGGGTCGTTCTGACCACGGACGGCGTTGATGTCACGGTCGATCCTGCCGACTATACCGTGACGGGCATCGGCAATGTCGGCGGCGGGCAGGTGATTTTTGACGCCGCCCCCGCCGATGGAACGAAAATCACGAACGTTCGCGCCGCGCCGTTCACCCAAGAGGTGGACCTTGAAAATCAGGGCGCATACTACGCCGAAACGATCGAGGCCGCGCTTGATCTCGCCACGATGCGGGATCAGCAGTTGCGCGAGGAAATTGACAGGTCCGTCAAAATCCCCGTATCGGCGGATGCGTCTCAGCTTGACGATCTGATCGCCAATATCATTCGTCTCACCGGAAGCGCCGACCAGGTTGATATCGTCGCCGGGATCGCGGCCCAGGTCGAGGCGGTGGCTGCGATCGACACTGAGGTTGTCATTGTCGCCGGGATCGCCGGGAATGTGACCACGGTGGCGAGCATCGCGGCGAACGTGACCACGGTGGCCGGGGTGGCTGGCGCTGTTGCGACCCTTGCCCCGATCTCCGCTGAAATCACGGCGGTCTATGATATCCGCGTCCCTGTCGTCATGGTCGCCTCGATCGAAAGCGACGTGTCGGACGTGGCGAGCATCGCGGCGAACGTGACCACGGTGGCCGCGATTGACGATGAGGTCGCCATTGTCGCCGGGGTGGCGGGCAACGTCACCACGGTTGCGGGCATCGCCGGGAATGTCACCACGGTCGCGGGAATTCATTCCGATGTTTCGACTGTGGCGGGCGTCTCCGGGGCTGTGTCAACTGTCGCTGGCATTGAAGCGGCAACGGTCGCCGTGGCTGCGATCGACGCCGATGTGCAGACGGTCGCCGCAAACATCGCGGACGTGCAGGGCGCTCACCAGAACGCCCAAGACGCCATTGCGGCCAAGAACGCGGCGGAAGCCGCCGCCGCTGGCGTCAACCTGCCGTCGATCCTTCCGGGTGACGCCGGGAAGTTCATGCGCGTCAAGGGCGATGAAACCGGCCACGAACTCATTGCGCCCGATCAGCTTAGGGCAGATATCGGGCTGAGCGAAATCGGCCTGTTCCTCAAGGTCGATCCCTATGCTGTGGCCTTCACGCGGACGGGCGTGGGCACGGTGAGCATCAAGGCCGGGACCATCGTTGAGGTTGATGGCAAGGTGTTTAAGTTCACCGTCGCCACCGCCGTTTCCATGCCCGCGCTCACTGCCGGGGTGGACTATGCGATCTGGATCAGGCCGGACGGTAGTGTCGAGGCCAGCAGCGATCATAGCTCGCCGCCCGTAGCTGGCGCGCGCAAGCTCGGCGGCTTCCACTACGCCCCAGGCGGCAATGCGGCGGCATACAACGCGGGCGGGAACACGACGCCTCAGATCAACGAATTCTCGTTGTGGGATTTGAAGTTCCGCCCGGCATGTCCTGACCCCCGTGGCATGGCGCTGGTCGCTGGCAAGTTTTGGGTCGATATCTATGTCCTGGGCGTGAACCATCACACCGATGGAACGTCCAAATTTAATGTGACCATCGCAGACGGGAGCGCGCCGCCCAAGGTGCCGCTGATGTTCGGCGGCAACGGGTCCACGGCCTATTCGACGCTGACGTGGTGGGAAGCGTCGGAAGTGATGATGTCGCACAGTAAGACGCTTCTGAGCTACGCGGAATTCGCCGCCGCTGCATATGGCGTGGTCGAGAACAGCGCGGGCGGCACCGATCCCGTGTCCACGATCCTGCGGGCGAACTTCACGTCCATATGGGGTGTGATGTTGGCGGCGGGCAATATGTGGGTTTGGGGTAGCGACTTCGGCGGCGATCACGCATCGGCGGCGTGGGCGAACACCAACGGCGGGCGTGGCCAGGTCTATATGCAGAGCAACGCCGCCCTGCTCGGTGGCTCCTGGGGCAATGGCTCCGACGCGGGTTCGCGCGCGTCCAATTGGGGCTACCTTCCGTCGGTCTCGAACAACAACTTCGGGGCGCGTGGGCGCAGTGACCACCTGTGCCATGTCTAGCCGCCCCGGTAGGGGCGGCATCCCCCAGGACGATGAGGCGACTGGCATGGTCGTTGATGAGCATAGCGGCCATCAGCAGCTTGCCATTGTCGAGAAATATGAACGCTTCATCGAATACATGTACCCGATCTTGCAGAACTGTCCTCGCAAACATGGCATCGCCCGTGACGCGGTGCTGACCGCGATGTTCTCTCAGGTCGATCTTTTCATCATAGCGGGCAAGTCGAAACAGGCTTCCCGTCTTTATTCCGCTGACGCCAATTTGGCGCTCTTGCGGTTCTGGCTGCGCTTCCTGGCTTCTCCTGGCCGCAAGATCATCACACCGAACCAACACAGGGTTGCCTCTGAGCACCTTGCGGAAGTCGGCAAGATGATCGGTGCCTGGATCAAGTCTGCGAAGCGTGGGGGTTGAAGGGGACAAATGTGTTGACGGGTTCGCCCTACTCGGTGGCAACTGGGACAATGGCTCCAACGCGGGTTCGCGCGCGTCCAATTGGAACAACCTTCCGTCGAACTCGAACAACAACATCGGGGCGCGTGGGCGCAGTGACGATCAGTTTCCGGCTCTGCGAAGGTCACGACCTCGCAGGCCGACCACTATATGATGGTCAGCCTTTTCAACCTGCTTCGGCAAATACACTTCGAGGTTCGGTAAAGCGGGGAGTAGCGCGCAAGCGTCGAAACCCGCGACCGGCATTTTTATTTCATAGTAGCGGGGGCGTTGCGTTGGGTAAGAAGTTTAGGCATTTGATTGAGCGCGTCATTACCGACGAAAACATGCGCTCGGCATATTACAAGACGGCGCGCGGGCGGCGCTTCACCACTGGCGCTTTGGCCTTCAAGGAATTCTCGGAAGTCAATCTAGGGCGGCTCGCCTATGATTTGCACACCGGAAACTATACGCCGGGGACGCCGAACCAATTCTATGTTTATGAGCCCAAGGCCAGGCTGATTACGGCGCTCCCCTTCCGCGATCGTGTCGCTCAGCACGCGGTTTGCAACGTCATCGCGCCGATCTTCGAGCGGACATTCCTGCCCCGATCATATGCGTGTCGCGTCGGCATGGGCACTCATGCCGGTGTCGTCGCGCTGCAATCGGAACTGCGCCGCATGGCGAAGCGAGGGCCGGTCTATTTCCTGAAAACGGATTTCTCCCGCTACTTCCCGTCCATCGACCGGGGCGTCCTGCATGGCTTGATCCGCAAGAAGATCAGTTGTGCATCCACCATGCGCGTGGTCGAGGCTATGGTGCCGCCTGATGGGATCGGGCTGACGATCGGCAGTCTGACATCGCAGCTTTTTGCGAACGTCTATGGCGGCGCTCTGGATCGGTTCTTGCAACAGGAACTGCGCGAAACGGCCTGGTATCGGTATATGGACGATCTGGTTGTCCTCGGCCACGATCCCGCTCACCTCCATCGCGTGAAAGAGGAAATCGAGCGGTTTTCCGCTGAGCGGCTGGGGCTCCGGTTTTCCAAATGGTCCGTGGGTCCGGTCAGCCGTGGCGTGAACTTCCTGGGCTATCGCATCTGGCCAACGCACAAGCTGTTGCGGCGGCAGAGCGTCACGCGCGCCAAGCGCAAAATTCGCATCATGCGCGCCCAGGACCGGCAAGAGGATTTGGGGCGGTTCATCGCCGCATGGGTCGGACACGCTGGCTGGGCTGATGCCGGGAACCTTTTGCGCTCTCTCGAAATGGAGACAGGAAAATGAGGCAGACGATCAATTCTCGTGCCGACCTGGAGAGCCTTCGCGGCTCGCCCGAGTTTGCCGCCGCGATCCGCGATTTGGCCGGGTCGATGACGATCAGGATGAATGTCGCTGAGTATCCCGAAGGATATGGCGACCCTGAATATGAAGGGCCGGAAGTCGATCCGATCTGGCAGGATCAGGAGGATTTGACCACGATCGAACGGTTCGAGTTCACAAAGCAGGAATTGCTTGATGAGCTTGCTGCGCTCGACGCCGAATGAACCATTCGCGGGCGGTGACGTTTAATACTCAACCGTCTGGTGTCGATAGTCCGGCAGCTACTCTTGTTCGTGAGGCTGCAAGATAATGGACACCGAAACCCGCGCTGAGATTGAAAAGCTCCACGGGAGGATTACGACCTTGGGAACCCGCGTCACGGTGCTTGAGACTACCATGCCTCACATCAACACGTCGCTCACCCGGATCGAGCGGAGCGTTGACCGTCTCAACGGCCATGTCGTCAAGGCGATTTGGGCGGTGATTGTGATGTTCATCGGCGTGGTTTTCAAGTTCACCATCGACGGTGGGTTCAGCCTGCCGATCGCGGGCTGAAAACGCGCTCAACCATCTTCCGATAATCTGAGCCTCTTTCATGGAGGCTTAAATGTGGAACACCCTTCGCCGCTGGCGGACCTGGATATTCAACGCCGTCGCTGGGGCGGTTGTGCTTATCCCCGAAGTCCTGTCGGCCCTTGCTGGCTTTAACTGGGGCACGGTCATCCCGCCCCAGTATATGCCCTATCTGACCATCGCCATTATCGCGGTCAACATTCTCATGCGTCCTCGCCCCGCCGTCCTGCCGGGCGATCCCGAGGCTGAGGTGACGCGCCACCGTGGGGACTTCCGATGAATATCCTGGCGTGGCTGACGGGCGGGCTCGTGGAGAAATTCACCGGCCCGCTCGAACGCGCCTGGCAAGCGAAGCTCAATGCTGACACCGATGAAAAGAAGCTCGACGCCGAACGGGCGATCAAGAGTATCGAGGCGGCGCGGGATATTGCCGTCGCTGAGGCGGCGGATCGCTGGAGCGCCACGCGCGTCGGGCGCTGGCTGATCGTCGTGCCGTTCGGATTGTGGTGGGCGGCGATCTACCTGGTGCAGATCATCAACCCGTGGTTCGGCCTGGGACTGGTTGTTGTCGATGTGCCGCCGCACATTCACAATATGGCCCTGGTGCTCGTGCCCGCGATCGTGATCGGGGACGCCGGGACTTTCATCGCCCGCCGCTTCTCCCGGTGAAATAGGACCGCACCAGCGTTTCGCCGCGCGGTATCGAGCCCTTGTCAACCAGATTGGCAAGGGCTTTTCTTGGCGCGGTGTAGGAGCGTCGGCCAGGGCGCTTCGCTTCATCCTGATCTTGCCAGGTCTTTTCCAGCCTGCATATCTGCGTCCACAGGTTCAGCGCCTTCGCCTCGCTGCGCTCGCGGCGTAGCGCGCGGAACAGATCATACAGTTCAGCGCCTCGCGCCATGCGCCGATTGTTGAATGTCTGTCGGCATTGGGGCGAGCAGAACGCTTTCGACCTGCGAAGGGCCGTGATGCGATTTCCGCATTCTTTGCAGCATGGATGCCCGGTAGTCATGAACTTGCCTCCAGAAAGGATAAGGGGGTCAACGTTTAAACGCTAACCCCCTCCTTATCAGAGTGTTGTGATAATCACAACACTTTATGCGGCCTTGGACCCCGAACGCTTCTTGGGGTCGGCGGGCTCACCCTGCGCGGCCTCGGGCTGGGGTTCTGGCTGGGGTTCGGGGGCGGGCTCAGGCTCGGACGAAGGCGCGGGGTCCGCCGCGTCATCGATGCGCCGCGTTTTCTGTTCGGCCTTGACTTCCTCGACGCTGGCCGCTGCGAGCAGGGGCGCATAGTCGCCGGTTTCGTGAGCGGTCTTAACGATGCTCAGCGCGTTGAACTGTTCGTCAAGGGTCTTGCCGGTGGGCAGGAAAGCCTTGATGACGATTGCGATGCCAGTCTGATTTGCCATGATGATGATCCTTTCGATGGCAGTTAAAGCGCAGTTCCGTAGAAGGGTGATTTGCGGCGTTCCTCTAGCAGTAGGATCGCGGCGGCGGCGTAGTTGATGACGCCCAGGAGTTCGGCTTTGGCGGCGTCGAAGTCGCCGCGCCCGGCCATGCTGTTGGCCTCCTGAGCCTTCTTCATGATCTGCCCCGTCTGATATCCGGGTCCGACCATGCGACCGATCTCCATGATCGGTTGCTTGAGGAAAGGCTTGCCATTGGCATGGCGCGCATTGCCCTTCCCCTTCGCCGCCTGGTCATGAGCCTGCTGGAGCACACCAGCCAGGCGCTCATAACCAACCTCGGCAAAGTCATCCCAGGACGATTGCGGGCCATACGGAATTTCGTCGTTCTGCATGTCAGTGCCCGATCCTGAGTTTCTTCGATGTCGCCTTGATCTTGTGGTAGGCGACAAGCATGGCCGTGGGGCCGGTGGCTTCGGTGGTCACGGCGTCGAGTTCGTCGGCAAGGCGGCGAAGCTCGGCGGCGATGCCCGGCAGATCAGAAGGGCCGGACAGCGTGATCTCGATCCGCGCGAACGCGGGAATGTCCAGTTCCTCGATCATCAGATGTCATCCCCGGCCTGCATGTCGGGATCGTCCGTGTAGCCGGGGTCATCGGGATCGTAGCCATCATGGCCGTCGATGATCTCGCCCATCTCCGGGTCATGGTCCGGCTCATCGTTCGCGGGTTCTGGCGCGGCCTTCGGCGTGATGTCCTTGAGCTTGGCGGCGGCGGCACCGCGCTTCTTGCGCTCGGGCGGCGGCGCGGCGGGGCTGGGATCGGCGTCGATGTCAAACGTGTAGTCATCGTCAATCCGCTCGACGGCCTGGTGAAACCTGTCGCGCTCGCTGCTCGACGGCAGATATTTGGAAAGGCGGCGAAACACGGTCTTGCGGGCCATTTCCTCCCAGTCGGTATGCCAGGGCGTCGATTTGATTTTCTTCGCCTTGAACGCCTTGTAGGCGTCCGACCTGTCGCGGATTTTGTTGACCTGGGTGACGGTCATCACTTCGCGCATCACTGCGCCGTCATTCATGTGCGCGACGGCATAGACGACATAGGGTTCGCCGCGCTCATTCTTGAAATCTATCTTGTGCAGAATGCTTTCGTCGTCGCCCAGGACATATTCAAATTCGTCGTTCTCGCACACGATCTGGACGCTGATCGACTTCACCATGCCGGTGTTGTAGGCGAGCTTGAGAAGCCCGCGCATCATGGGGCGATACTGAACGTCGCCATTGTAGTCCACGACAAGCGCGGCCTCGCGCCCGTCGAGGATCAGGCCGTCCGCCGCTGCCTTGGTGCAGGCGGCAAGAAGGGACTGGGGGTTCTTGACCTTCTCGATATTGCGCGTGAGCGATATGGCGGTCTGCGCCGTCCGCACGAAGCGATCGGCGGTGATGTGGCCGGGCAGCGCCTTGGCGAATTCGCCCTGCATACTGGCGATCTGCCCCTTGAGTGATCTATCCTGGGTAGCAACGGCCTGCGCCATTTTCATGCTCCTTCAAGAGTTCGGTGGCGCGCTGGTGCAGCGTGCCCGTGGAATGCTTCGCCACGTCCACAAGGACGCGCCGGGCAAGGTTCTGGTCGCGGTCTGGAGCGCGGCGGGTGAACAGCGCCGCGTTCCAGAATTTGAGCGTGGCGAGGTCAATGCTTGGCATCGGGCTCGCTCCTGGATTTGAAGTCGTCATGCGAAAGGTGAACCGTGATCTGATGGCTGGCCGGATAGCCCGGCCACTCCACGACGCATCCCCAATCCTTGAGAGCAGGATTGATGATGAGTTCGAGAACCTTCACGGCGAGCTTGCCGGTGACGGTGACATTGAGCGTGCTTGTCTCGCTCATTCCTCACCGCCCTCCGGGGCCTCGATCTCCTGATAGCTCCAGCGTTTGAATTCCAGTTCGGTGATCTCGCTGGAGTATCCCGGCCAGGCATCTGCCTTGTGGCAGTCGGCATAGCGCCCCAGGGCCTTGCCCATGATGGCGCGGCCTTCATCCACGATGGACGGTGGCAGTTCATACCGGGCGGTGACGAACGGGGTTTTCTTTTCCCAGGCGAGGAACACGAAGCCCTCAACCTGTTGGCCGTTCGCCTGGTGCCCGTCCGTGTAGAACGCTTCCTGCGCGTGATAGCCGTAGTTGACGACGCTGCGGGCGAAGTCGTTCGGGTGGGCGCTGGCCGTCGATTTCACATCAACGATGATGCCAAGATCGGGGCGGTAGAGGTCGGGCCGCGAGCGGCAGAGCATCCCGGTTTCCGGGTCGATCCAGTAGGCTGAATGTTCGACCTGGGAATTCTTGTTGACGATCAGGGCGTTCAACCAGGCGTCGGCGTGAACGGCATCGCGGATCGTGAGCACCGCGTCATATTCGGGCGCGATCAGAAGCGTGCGCCCTGAATTCGCTGCCTCGGCCTGCGCGTCCTTCCAGATGTTGCCGCGCCGATCCTGGGGGCCGCGCATAACGCTGTCCTCGAAAATCTCGGGCTGGAGAATTGCGAAGTGGCAGGCGGTGCCGAAATCGAAATGGTTCTTTTCTTCGCGCTCGGCAAACCGATAGTGCGCGGGGGACTTGGTGTAGATCGTCCAAAGGCCGGATTTCGATACGCCCGGCCCGGCGTGATAGGCGTCGTTGTCAATGCCGGGGTAGATGCCGGGCTTGATGTCGGCGGGGACAGTGCTGACCACGCTGCCCGTGGTGGCGATCTGGTTCATGGCGGGTGCTCCTACAGTGTTGCGATTAGATGCGAACGTTGTGACAAACGCAACACTGATGCGACGATGCGATAATGTCAACACTGAATTTCAGGAATTCAGGCGACTTCGGTTGACATGCGGTAAATGGAATGTGAAAAACGCAACAGCGGATTAGCGCAGCGGTAGCGCGCCTGGCTCATACCCAGGAGGTCGCCGGTTCAAATCCGGCATCCGCAACCAGTTCTCTCAGGGGATAATTGCTAGGACAGGCGTTGCCGTGTCTAGCTGGACTTCCTTGGTGGAATTATCCGGGCCGCGCACCAGGGCCTCCCCAGTCTTTCTGGCGCGCTCGATCTTGGCCATAATCTGCGTGCCCTCCCGCAACCGGCAGATCGAAATGACGCCGATCGCAGAGGGCTCAACGATATCTGTGGCGTTGAAAAGGATAACGGCGTCATCCCACATTGCCAGCGCCCCGCCGTTTGCTCGAACCTGAGCGGCGATCACGCGGCTGTTCCCCATGCCGATCGCGGCATGGGCTCTGTCAATAACTTGCTGGGGCAGGGGCTTGGCATCTTGAAGTCGATGCACCTCGCCTTTCCCGTTGATTGTTGCCGCTAATACGACCCGGCTTGAAACCACCGGCTCCATTGTAATCCCGGCGTGCGCCAGAACCTCCGATACTGGAGCATTTAGAAACCGTGCAATGGCATTTGCTTCTTCCATTTTCATCCGCCTTTGACCCGAAAACATGCGCGAAACGGCAGACGGATCAACTTCAAGGTGGCGTGCTAGAGCGCGGACAGATTTCCTCTGCCCCTCAAGCTGGTCGAAAAACCACTGCTTATCAATAACTTGTCTGTTGGCCTCTGCCATGACGCACTACCTCAACGGGCCTCAGTGTGGCGGGCAGAATGTTGCAGATTCTACAACACATAACAAGCATCGGCGCATCGGAGAGCAAGGCGCGGCTCAAGTATGCGTGAACGTGGTGAACCGACGATGTTGACGATGTGGAAAATGCAACGTATGTTGCGTTAATCGCACCGAATTTGGAGAGAACCCCAGTGGCTTATCGGCCCGAAAATCATAAGACGCCTTGGCAAAAGGTCCATGCGAAATTCTCGCTGTCCCCGACTGCACTGGCGCGTGAACTGGGGCGGCACCGCTCGAAGGTCAGCCGTGCGATCCGCGATGAAAAGGGGTTAATCACCGGGCGCGATCAAGAGCTTTTGCTGAACACCGCCAAGCGGCTCGGCGTGAACCTGACGCCCGATGACCTGACGCCAGATCAGCGATGACCACGCGCCAGCCCATGACGATCCAGCAGCAAGCCGAATTCATCGACTACCTGGTGAAGCGTTGCCACATGAGCGACGGCGCGGTCGCCAAGGAAACATACATGCTGGTCGAGGCCAGCGAGGTCGATGATCTCAAGGCCATTGCTGATCGTCTCGCCCGAATGGCTCCGCATGAGCAGGAAATCAGGCGGGTGGTCACGGGGCGATGAAGTGGCAGGAAATGAGCCGCGATCAAAAGATCGCAGTCGTTCGCAAACATCTGGATAGCGGTTTATCGGCGGGTGCTGCGGCGGCGGAAATCGGCTGGGTGTCGCGCAACGCGATCATCGGCTTTGCTGCCCGGAACGGTATCGCCCTGCGAAGTGGGATGAAGGGTGGCCAGCGTCCAGCGACGGCGAAGGTCAAGCCAGCACCTCGCCCGCCTATGCCGCCCAGGCCGCGCCCGCCCGTGGTCGAGCCCGTGGAAATCAGAGCCGTCGATGTCTGGAAGCCGCTGCCGGATGCCGCTCCGATCGGCCTGATGGAGCTTGCCGGATCGTCCTGCCGCTGGCCGGTCGAGGGTGGATATTGCGGATGCGCGGTGCAGCGCGGAAGCTATTGCGCAGCGCATGGCCAGCGCGCTTACAGGGCGGTGCGGGCATGATTACGCTTCGCCCGGATCAGGAAGATGTTCGCGCCAAGCTCCGCGTGGCGCTGCGGACATACGGATCGGTGCTGTGCTACGCGCCGACTGGCTTCGGAAAAACCGTCCTCGCAGCCGCGCTTATCAAGCTGATCTCCGACGCGGGCAAGCGGGTGATCTTCTGCGTTCATCGCGTCGATCTCATTACGCAGACGGCCAAGACATTCGAGCGTTTCGGAATTCGGTTCTCCTACATCGCCGCTGGCTATCACCATAATCCATACTGCAAGGTGTTCATCGCCTCGATCGCCACGCTCAAGAACCGGCTGGGCAAGTATCCTGCCGATTATGTCCTGGTCGATGAGGCGCACCTGTCGGCGGCAAGCGGCTGGGCGGCGGTCGCCAAGCACTATGATGAGGCGCGGGCTCGCAGGATCGGGCTGACCGGATCGCCTGAGCGCCTGGACGGTAAGCCTCTTGGCGACGTGTGGGAAACGATGGTCATGGGGCCGTCCGTCCGCTGGCTGATCGACCAGGGGTTCCTTTCCAAATATCGAGCCTTCGCCCCTGCCGGTATCGACATGACGGGCATTCATACGCGGGGCGGCGAATACGTCACGTCTGAGCTTGACGATCTAATGTCGGGCAAGGCAGTGCTGGCGGGCGCGGTGCGGCACTGGCGGCGCTTCGCCCAGGGCAGGCGCACCATTGCTTTCGCGCCGTCCGTTGCGGTGTCCGAACAGCTTGCATCGGAGTTCCGGGCGAACGGGATCATGGCCGTGGCCCTTGATGGGAACACTGCCCAGCCCGATCGCGCTTCGGCCTTCAATGGCTTTGCCGACCGGCAAATTGATCTGATCGTGAACTGCCAGTTGTTTTGCGAGGGGTTCGATCTGAGCGCCCAAGTCGGGCGTGATGTCACGGTCGAGGCGGTTCTAGATTATTCGCCAACCCAGTCGCTCGCCAAGCACCTCCAGAAATACGGGCGCGGCCTCCGCGCTGATGGCGGCGATCCTCATGTTCTCCTTGACCTGGCCGGGAACTTCTCTCGGCACGGCTTCCCCGATGACGATCGTGAATGGTCGCTCGAAGGACGGGACAAAAAGAAGGGCGGCGGCGGCGCTGAGGCCGTCCGCACCTGCCCCTCCTGTTTCGCCGCTCATTCCCCCACGCCGAAATGCCCCGAGTGCGGCCACGTCTATGCGGTGCAAGGCCGGATGCTGGGTGAGGTCGAGGGGGAGCTTGAGGAAATCGACGTTGAGGCGGTGCGCCGGGATCGGCGGCGCGAGCAAAGCCGGGCGGAAACGCTCGATGATTTGGTCCGGCTCGCCACGGCTCGCGGATACAAGTCGCCCGAAAAATGGGCGGCGCATGTCTGGACCGGGCGGCAGGCAAAGCAACTGGAAAGGGCAGGGGGCTGATGGGGCTGGCTGTAAATATCCAATCGACGGCGCAAGCCTGCCCGTGCTGCGGCCAGGCGGTCGAGGTGCCGACCATCGAAATCATCGTTGAGAATTACGGCGTGACCGATTTCGAGGCTCGCATTCTGCGCGCGATCTGGCGGGGCAAGGGCCTGCCGGTTCAGACCGAACGCATCTTTGACGCGATGTATGCGGATGACCCCGATGGCGGGCCGTCGCGCACCAAAATGTATGACGCTTTCAAGGTGGCGCTCTGCCGATTGAGGAAGCGGATCGAAGGTTCCGGCGTCTCTGTCGAGAATGTCGGCTATCGCCGGGGATACCGGCTCATGATGAGAGGAAATAGATAATGGCCGGTTCAGTAAACAAGGTCATCCTGGTCGGCAATCTCGGTGCCGATCCAGAGGTGCGAACGTTGGAAGGTGGCAGCAAGGTTGTAAACCTGCGCATCGCCACGTCCGAAAGCTGGAAGGATAAGAATTCCGGGGAGCGGCGAGAGCGCACCGAATGGCATCGCGTCGTCATCTGGAATGAAGGGTTGGGCGGCATTGCTGAAAAGTATCTCGGCAAGGGCGACAAGGTTTATATCGAAGGCCAGTTGCAAACCCGGAAGTGGGAGAAGGACGGCCAGGACCACTATTCGACTGAGGTTGTTCTGTCCGGTTTCGGCGGCACCCTGACCATGCTGAGCACTGGCGGCAATGGCGGCGGCTCCGATGGGAATGACAACACCAGCCGCCCCGGAAACGACGCCTCGCGCGGTCGGCCTGGCGCGGATCGCGGTGGCCAGCAGGCTCAGCAACAGCCCGACATTGACGACGACATTCCGTTCTAGGGGATGAGCGGCGAAACCGACTTCATGCGGCGCTGCATGAAACGTGCGACCACTCTCGGCGCGCGGTTGTTCCGCATGAATGTCGGCCTCGCCTGGGTGGGCGATGCGATCAAGCACAAGGACGGCTCGATCACGATCAGGCACCCGCGACCGTTCCGGGCCGGGGTGCCCGGCATGTCTGATCTGATCGGATGGGTGCCGGTCACGATCACGCCCGACATGGTGGGCACAACCGTCGCGGTATTCGCCTCGGTGGAAACCAAGGCGGCGCGTGGCCGGGCTACGGATGAGCAGAAGAACTATCTAGCCGCCGTCTCGGCGGCTGGCGGTCGCGCTGGCATCGCCCGGAAAGATGACGACTTGACCACGATCTTGTGCGCCGGGCCGGATGATGCGCAAGGTGTGGAGAAAATCGCAACATAAGCCTTCCCCGTCGAGGGGCGTCCGGTTGCCTCGCGGCTGTTGCGCTTTGTTTCCACAGTTAAACCGGCCCCTCCGGGTCGGTTTTTTCATTGCATAGCGTGTTGAGTTGTGTTGTGATAAACGCAACACCGAAGCACTAGGGGAGCCACGATGAAAGATGTAGAGCGCCTGCGCCGCGATGTCTCCCTTGTCGATGTCGTCGGCGGCAATGGCGTCAAGCTGCAAAAGAACGGCGGGGAGTGGGAAGGGTGCTGCCCGTTTCACTCTGAGGACACACCTTCGTTCACGGTCTTTCCGGGCCGCGAGGATAGCATTTGGCGCTTCCATTGTTTTGGCTGCGGTGAAGGCGGCGACGTGCTCGACTTCGTGCAGAAGATCAAGGGCGTCAACCTGCCGGAAGCGATCAAGATTTTGGGCGGCGGAAAGGCTGGCCCGAACGTCGCCCCGAAAGTCATCGAGCCGCGCGATCCATATAAGGGGATCAAGCTGCTCGTGCCGGACGGGGAGATCGAGGCCGGGAAGCGGGTCCGCGTCTGGAACCCCAAGCGCGAAACCTCCGGGTCGTTCGCGCCGTCGATGGTGTTCCCGTATTTCCGGCCCGATGGCCAGCCGCTCGGATACGTGCTTCGCCACGATCTGCGCGACGGCGACAAAGAAACGCCGATGGTCTGCTGGGTCGAGCTTCCGAACGGCGATCGTTGCTGGTCGCGCTTCCCGTTCCCAAAGCCTCGCCCGCTCTACGGTATCGAGAAGTTGCGCGATGGCCAGGTCATTATTGTCGAGGGGGAGAAGTGCGTTGATGCGCTGCGGCGTTCGAGCGGGCGCATTGTCGTTTCCTGGGCAGGCGGCACTCACGGCGTAGCGCACGCAGATTGGTCGCCGCTCGCTGGCCGGTCGGTGGTCATCTGGCCCGACGCCGATGAACCTGGGATCAAGACTGCCCAGGACATCGCCCGACTGCTCACGGCGATGGATTGCAAGATCAAGGTGCTCGACGTTATGGGGGCGGCGGCGTGAAGGAAATGAGCTTCATCTATGTCGGCGCTCTGCCCGTATCCGATGCGCCCTGGCATCTGAAAACGGGCGGCGGCTATGTCTGGTTTGTGAACGAAAACCATCCGCCCATGTATCTGGTCGATAACCAGTTGGTGCCAGTGGTCCGATCCGATGAGCATCCTGACGCGCCGCTGATCCTTCCCAGGTCGCATGAATGAGCTTTCCGTTTGCAGACTGGCAATCCGGCCAGCCGCTACCAAAAGGGTGGGATGCCGCCGACGCCGCGCGCGATGGGTGGGGCAAGGAGGAATTCGACGCTTTCATGCGCGCCACGGCCAAGCCGTGGGGTCCGCCGTCAACGCCGCCGCCCGAAAAATCGCCACAGGAGCCCCGTGAGCGGCCTGCCGGGCCTGCGCCTGTCCAGGCTCCGGCCAAGGCAGAGAAGCCCGTCACGCAAGCGCGCACGGTCGAGCAGGCGCAACCGGCAACGGTGACAAGCATTCAGACGCGCAAGACCGTCCAGGCCGATGACGCCTGGCAAGTCGATCTGGTGATGAACGATGAAGGCCGGATCAAGCCGAAGGTGTCAAAGAACTGGGCGCTATTCCTCGAAAATCATCCGGCCATGAAAGGCGTTCTCGCGTTCGATGCGTTCAAGCTCAAGGTCATGCTGATGCGCCGCCCGCCTTGGGCGCGGAAGTCCGCGAACTGGGAGCCGCGCGCGCTCCAGGACAGCGACTATGCTCATGCGGTGATGTGGCTAGAAAGCCTCTACATGACCCCGACCAATAGCGCGGTCGTTCCGGTCATCGCCACGGTGGCAGAACACTCGCGGTTCGATCGACTGACCGAATACCTAGAGGGCATTGAATGGGATCGCACGGCGCGGATCGGCAAATGGTTGCACCGATACCTTGGCGCTGAGGACACTGAGTATAACGCCACGATCGGGCTGCGCTTCCTGATCTCTGCGGTGGCGCGCGGCCTTGAGCCGGGCGTGAAGGTGGACACGATGCCGATCCTTGAGGGTCCGCAAGGTGCCCGAAAATCGACGGCGCTGCGATACCTGTTCGGCGGCGAGTTCTTTGCCGATGAGCTTTCGGATATCGGATCGAAAGATGCGATGATGGAATTGCAAGGCGTGTGGGGTCTTGAGGTCGCGGAAATGCACCGTTTCAACGCCTCCGAAACCAATGCCGTCAAGAAGTTTCTCAGCCGCCAAACGGACAGATACCGCCCGCCCTATGGGCGCACCGTGGTCGAGGTTCCGCGCCGCGTCGTGCTGGCCGGAACGATCAACCCGGAAGGCAATGCCTACCTCAAAGACCCGACTGGCGCGCGGCGCTTCTGGCCGGTCGAGGTCGGCAAGATAGACCTTGACCAGATCGGCAAGGATCGGGATCAGCTATGGGCTGAGGCGGTGGTTGCATTCAGGAACAACGTGCCGCACTGGGTCCAAAGCGATGAGCTTGCCGCCGTCGAACGTGAGCAGGAAAAGCGCACCGATATTGATATCTGGATGGATGCCATTGGCAGCGAACTGACCGGGCGCACCACGGTCTATCAGTCCGATGTTCTCAAGATCGTCGGCGTGCCGATGAAAGATGCCGATTACCGCCACGTCGCGCGCATTGGCCGCGTCATGAAAAAGCTCGGCTGGACGATGACGCGCGAGCAGCGCGACGGGATAGACCAGGTTCGGTTCGTAAAGAAAGAAGGGGTCGCCTGGTAGCGACCCCTCTCCGGGTTTGTCTCGATTACACCACCGGCCATGACGAACCCTTGGGGGTGTGGTGCCGCTCTGCGCGGACGATCGTGACCTTGATTTCCGTCCCTGGCCCCGGAAGGCTGACGGTAGGAGTTCCCCCTTGGGTGTTCGGTGCAAGTGTTGTGAAAAGCGCAATGTTGCGATAGGATCACAACACCGATCGCAACACAAGGATTTCGTCATGGCGCGGGGCAACTATCCGAACTGCAAAAAGATCACGCTCTTGTGGGAGGGCGGCACGGTAAACCACCCCAGCGATCCGGGCGGGTTCACTCATGCCGGGGTCACGGCGGCGGCTGGCGCATCCTATCGCCAGCGCAACGGCCTGCCTCCGAAGCGCGTCGATCTCTGGACCGCTGCCGAGATTGATGCGTTCTACCGCGATGACTACTGGAACGGCGTGAATGGCGAGCTTTTGCCCTACGGCGTCGATCTCTCGACGTTCGATTTTGGCGTCAACTCGGGGCCGTCGCGGGCCGCGCGCTATCTCCAGGCCGTTGCCGGTGTCAGCCAGGACGGGCGGATCGGCAACATCACGCTCAACGCGGTGGCGTCGATGAGCGGCAAGACTGTGGTGCAAAAGCTCTGCGGTCGGCGTCTATCTTTCGTCCAGGGCCTTTCCACCTTCAAGGTGTTCGGGCGCGGCTGGTCGAACCGCATTGCCGATATCGAGGCAAAGGGCGTTGCGATGTGGCTCGCCGCTGGCGGGGCTCTCTCCGGGCAGGCGGTCAAGGAGCTTCAAGGCGAAGCGGACGCCGCTGGCCAGACTTCGAGCAACCAGGGCAAGGGCGCTGGCTCCACGGTGGCCGTTGGCGGCGGCGGCACGGGCACCGAGGTTGTGGCCGGTGGCGCGAACGGCTGGGTGATTGCCGCGATCGTCGGCGTCACTGTGCTGGTTGCGCTGGCGCTGTTCATCAAGTCCCGGCAGAACAAGGCGCGGGCAGATGCCTATGATGCCGTCGCCTCTGGCGCTGCCGCCGACCTGTTCATTCAGGAGGCGTGA